TCATGAAAGTTCCAAATTGGCAGCATCATTCCAAGAAGGAACAGAAACGCCACCTTAAACCACAAGCCTTACGACAGGCAAGAAAAAGAAGAAACCACTTAAAAAAGTGTCTACTAAACCCTTCTCGACGAAGGGTTTTCGATTATTATGGCCATATAGAAACAGAGAACAATGGCAGTACAACACGAAATCAAATCACAACTTGCTAAACTACTTGCTACTGAGGATCTAGTGGTAGAGCATAAAAAAGTTGAGACTGCTCAGTTTAATGTACAGACAAGGGTTCTAACACTTCCTATGTGGGAGAAGGCAAGTAATAATGTATTAGATTCTTTAGTTTGTCATGAGGTTGGACATGCCCTTTATACACCTGATTATGATTGGTCTAAGGATCGTAAGATAGGATTTGATTTTGTTAATATTGTAGAAGATGCAAGAATTGAAAAGTTAATGAAGCGTAGGTATGCTGGAATATCTAAAACTTTTTATAATGGATATCTAGAATTACATGATAATGATTTCTTTGAAGTAGAAGGAAAAGATATTTCAGAGTTCAATCTTGCTGATAAAATTAATTTAAATATCAAGATTGGTAATTATGTGGATATTGACTTCACAATAGAAGAGCAATTATTTGTTGAGAGAGTAAACAGATGTGAGACTTTTGAAGAGGTTCTAGATGTTGCTGAAGATCTTTACAAGTATTGTAAAGGTGAGATGGAAGAAGATATAAAGGAACAAATAGCAGAAGCAGAGGAAGAAGAGCAAGATGGTATGGATATGGAAGGATCTGGTCGTCCAGAATTGGGTGAAGATGGTACTGAATATGATGAAGAAGGTGAAGGTGAAGGGTGGGATCAAATTGATATGGATTATCAGAAAACACAACCTGATCAATTAACCATCGAAGAATTACATCAACAACTTGAACATGCTGAGCCAAAAGTAGAAACTGCTGATTCACTTGCTAAGGGTATTGAAAGTCTTATTGAGCAAGGTGGTGTTGAGAATTTCTATATTGAGATACCAAAGATTAATTTGGATAAGGTTATAATTTCCAATAAAGCAATTCATAATTTATGTGCTGAAAATTGGAAAGGATATGAGGGTAAAAGACCATATAGGTATGATGTAACTGAAGAGGAATTGGAAAATATGACAGTATTCTCTGAGGTTGATCTTGAGTATAAAAAGTTTAAGAAGTCAGCACAGAAAGAAGTAAACTACTTGGTTAAAGAATTTGAATGTAAGAAAGCTGCTGATTCATATGCTCGTTCTACAGTAGCAAGAACAGGTGTTCTGAATACATCTAAACTTCATACCTACAAGTATAGTGAAGATCTTTTCAAAAAGATAAACGTAGTTCCTGATGGAAAAAATCATGGATTAGTATTCATTCTTGATTGGTCTGGATCAATGGCAGATGTAATGGAAGATACTATTAAGCAACTTTATAATTTGATATGGTTCTGTAGAAAAGTTTCTATTCCATTTGATGTATATGCATTCACACAGTGTTTTCCAAATTATGATGAAGAAGGTAATCCAAATGTTCAGTCTTCTTATGAACCAAGATCTGGATTGGCAGCAATAACAGAGAGTTTTTCTTTGATGAATCTATTCACTAGTAGTGTAAATGGAAAAGAATTGGAAGAGCAAATGATTAATATCTTTAGATGTGCTAAAACATTTGGTAGAAATACATGGAATCAGTATCACGTTCCAATTGGAATGAATCTTTCAGGAACACCTTTGAATGAAACACTTGTATGTCTTCATCAGATTCTTCCTAAGTTTAAGAGTGATCATCAATTACAAAAGGTTCAATGTGTAATCCTTACAGATGGTGAAGCACATCCAATAAAATATCATAGAGAAGTACAAAGACAATGGGAAGATGAACCATTTCTAGGAACAAATTATGTTGGGTATAATACTTTCTTGAGAGATAGAAAGACTGGTAATACTTATAAGTTTGGTGAGCATTGGTCTACTATTACTGGTACTCTAATTAATAACCTAAGACATAACTTTCCTGATATGAATTTTGTTGGTATTCGTTTACTTGCGAATAGAGATGCTAGTTACTTTATTCGTCAGTATTGTGGATATGATGGTAAGGATTTTGAGAGAGCAACAAAATCTTGGAAGAAGACTAAAACCTTTAGTATAAAATCTTCTGGATATGATAGTTACTTTGGAATGTCTGCTAATGCTCTATCATCTGATGATGAGTTTGAAGTTGATACTGGTGCTACAAAAACACAAATCAAAAGAGCATTCTTCAAGAGTTTGAAGGGTAAAAAAATGAATAAAAAGATTCTTGGGGAATTTATAGAGTTGGTAGTATAAATAAACATACCTTAATTATAATATAAATGCCAAGACTAACTCCTAAAGAGGCACAGGGTTTGATGAATGCGTATGCTGCTGTGTATGCCAAAAAAGAGGAACCAACTGAAGAACCTAAAGTAGAGGATACTCCTCCTGCTGAAGAATCTCCAGAAAATAAATAACTAAAAGAATTGAGTCAGAAAAATGAGTAAGTATTCTGAGGCAGCTGGGTTGCCTACAACATCACATGAAACTGGAACAACTGCACCTCCTGTTCCACCAGCACCACCAGAACCAATTGTAGTTGAAGAAATTCCTCCTACACCTCCTGTGTATGAGAATCCTTTAGACGATATGCCTGTTGCTACTACAGAAGCTCCACCTGTGGATCCAGAAATACCTACTAATTTAAAGTGGCTTTCAAAAATTAAGTTAGAAGAGATAGGTAGAAGTGTTGGTATTGAGTTAGATAGAAGACTATCTCAACCAAAATTGGTAGAACAGTTAGAGCAATATCTTGCTGATCGTGGAGAATAAGACCAATTAACAAACTGGTACACAAGGGGTCGCAAGACCCCTTTTTTGCTTTATAATAGGTTCAACTAAATAAAGCACTATTATCATGGCATTTGAACTTAAAATGACCGAACAACAGGCAATTGATGGATTAAGAAGTACATATGGTGTAGAATTTACTGCTGCTGATCTCAAAGCATTTTGTGCTATGAATGATATTGGTTATGCAACAGTTTCTAAAAAGATACAGCAGTATAAAGTAGCAAAAGGTAGATGGAATCTAGAAGTTACACCTAAAGCAGTTGAAAAGATTGAGAAAGCATATTCTGCTCCTGCTGTTACTTCTCGTGTAGATCAAGATCTTGTACCAGTAAAGGATAATACCTTTGTTAAGTTTGGTCCTTTTACTGATATAAAGAAAGTAATTCAATCAAAACAGTTCTATCCTACATTTATTACTGGTTTATCAGGTAATGGTAAGACATTTGGTGTGGAGCAAGCATGTGCTCAACTTGGTAGAGAACTTATTCGTGTAAACATTACTATTGAAACTGATGAGGATGATCTTATTGGCGGTTTCCGTCTTGTTAATGGCGAAACCGTATGGCACAATGGCCCAGTCATTGAAGCACTCGAACGAGGTGCTATATTGCTCCTTGACGAGATCGACCTTGCCTCTAATAAGATTCTCTGCCTCCAGCCAATTCTTGAAGGAAATGGAATCTTTCTTAAAAAAATCGGGAGATTTGTCAATCCAAGAGCAGGATTCAACGTTATCGCAACCGCAAATACTAAGGGCAAAGGTTCAGATGATGGACGATTCATTGGAACTAATGTGCTCAACGAAGCCTTTTTGGAGCGATTCCCTGTAACCTTTGAGCAAGAGTATCCTCCTGTATCTGTAGAGAAAAAGATTCTTGGTGGTGTTGCTGCACAATATGGTGTTACTGATGTTCAGTTTTTAGAGAAACTTGTAGATTGGGGTGACATCATTCGTAAGACATTCTATGATGGTGGTATTGATGAGATCATTAGTACTCGTAGATTAGTTCATATTGTACGTGCTTATAGCATCTTTAATGATAAGGCAAAAGCAATTCAAGTATGTGTGAACAGATTTGATGATGAGACTAAGCAAGCATTCCTTGAATTATATGATAAGGTGGATGCTGATTTCCAATTACCTATTGACGAAAATCAACAATCTTGATATAATACCATTATGAATGCTTGGGCTTTACTTTACGATGAACTTTATGGAGATGATAAGATGACTGATAATAGAGTCACACCACAAGAAAGTGATGAATATGATCCAAAACCAAAATCAGATACAGAAGATACTGATTGGAATGATCCTATAATAGGAGCACCATCATCATTATATGATACATTTACAATGACTGATGCCAATATTAATATAGGGTTATCTACTGATAGTATTGGTAGTGGGTGGGTTGATACCACCAATTATGATTCAATTACTATTGATACTTCAAACTTTGATTATTCAGTAAATTTGGATCAAGATTATATGACAGATACTTGGCCACACGCACAATCAGTACCAACACCTGGAATTGAATCAAATAATCCTAGAAAATATAAAGAAGATGAAGCTATCAAAGCTCTTCAGGATTATATCTCCACAACATATGGTGGACACTATACTTCCAAAGAAAATAATGTCCAGACACTTGATCTTATCGAGTCGGTTGGAGATGCGGAATCTTTCTGTCGTTCTAATGCTATCAAGTATTTGAGTCGCTACGATAAGAAAGGACAAGCAAAACGTGATATACTAAAAGCATTACACTATACACTCCTACTTTATCACTTCAGTGGGCAATTAAAAGAGACAACTACCCGTGGTTATGAAACTTTCTGAAAAGACATTAACAGTTCTAAAAAACTTTGCTGGAATTAATAATTCCATTCTTGTAAAACAAGGAAAACAACTTCGTACAATGTCTGTTGCTAAGAATATTCTTGGCGAGGCACTAATTGAAGAAGAGTTTCCTCGTGACTTTGCTATCTATGATCTTAATCAATTCCTAAATGGATTAGGATTATATCAGGATCCTGATCTTGATTTTGAAGCAGATAACTATGTTGTTATTCGTGAAGATCAGTGGGATGTTAAGTATTTCTTTTCAGATCCTCAAGTAATCTGTTCTCCACCAGATAAGGCAATTACACTTCCTTCTGAAGATATTTCCTTTAAGTTGGAAACTGCTGTTCTTGAAAAACTTGTTAAACAGGCTGCTGTTTATCAATTACCTGATCTATCTGCTATTGGTAGAAATGGTAATATTGAATTAGTTGTTAGGGATAAGAAGAATGATACATCTAATATTCCAAGAATAGTTGTTGGTCAAACTGATAAAGAGTTTACTTTTAACTTTAAAATGGAAAACATTAAGATTATTCCTGGATCTTATAATGTATCAATATCTTCAAAATTACTTTCTGAATTTTCTAACAGTAAGTATGATATGAAGTATTATATCGCATTGGAACCAGACTCTACCTTTGGGTAATTAAATGAGTGATTTTATATGGGTTGAAAAATACAGACCCCAGAAAATTGAAGATTGTATCCTTCCTGAAAACATTAAAAAAACTTTTCAGGATTTTTTATCTCAAGGTGAGATCCCTAATATGCTTTTATCTGGTCCTCCAGGTATTGGAAAGACCACGGTTGCTAAATGTTTATGTAACCAGTTAGGGGCAGATTATTATGTCATTAACGGATCGGATGAGGGGCGTTTTCTTGACACTGTTAGGAATAATGCCAAGAACTTTGCGTCTACGGTATCTCTCACGAGTGAGTCGAAACACAAAGTTATCATCATTGATGAAGCAGACAATACCACTGCCGATGTACAACTCCTCCTTAGAGCGAGTATTGAAGAGTTCTCAGGAAACTGTAGATTTATCTTCACCTGCAACTATAAGAATAAGATCATCGAACCACTCCATAGTCGTTGTGCTGTCATTGACTTTTCAATAAATGGAAAACAAAAAGCAACAATTGCTTCCCAGTTTTTCAAACGAATTAACGACATATTGGAGCAAGAACGGATTGAGGCTGATAAGAAAGTCCTTGCCGAACTTATCAACAAGCACTTTCCCGATTGGCGTAGGGTTCTCAATGAGTGTCAAAGATACTCGGTGGGGGGTAAGATAGATAGTGGTATACTGGCACACTTTAGTGATGTAAAGATTAATGACCTCACAAAAAACCTCAAGGCGAAGAACTTTTCGGAAGTACGTAAATGGTGTGTCAATAACTTGGACAATGATCCTGCTGTTTTATTGCGTCGCCTTTACGATAGTCTTTACGAATCCCTTGTCCCTGCCTCTATTCCTGCTGCCGTTCTTGTTATTGCGAAGTACCAGTACCAAATAGCATTTGTAGCAGATCAGGAAATAAATATGCTAGCTTGTTTAACCGAAATCATGGTGGAGTGTGAATTTAAATGAAAATTTCAGAAAGAGAAAAACTAAGAAATCAAGTTAAGTCTAGATTTTATTACATCTTTTGGGGTGTAGCAACTGTATCAGTTGTATTTGGTCAATTGTATGTTGGAACTGGATATAGAACTTTTGCTAGATCATTGAATAGAATATTTGATACTATTGAAGTTCAAATTAATGATGATTATGAAAGGTTTTATTAATGAGACCTGAAACTAGAGAAGCAATGGAAATGTTGTTTTCTGCTAAGTGGAACTTGCCAACAGCAGCAAAACACTGTAGACTAACTCAAAAGGAAATGAAGATTACTTTTAATGAATATTGTAATTTTCATTTACCTACTTATGATAAATTTGAAACTGCTATTCAGTTAGAACTTAAATTATGAGCAAGAAGGGACTTAAAACTCCACTTAGATATCCTGGTGGTAAATCTCGTGCCTGTACCAAGATGGGACAGTTCTTCCCTGATCTTAGGGAGTATGTAGAGTTTCGTGAACCATTTTTGGGTGGTGGAAGTGTTGCGATATATGTTAGTAAGATGTATCCACATTTAAAGATTACTGTTAATGATCTTTATGAACCTTTGTTTAACTTCTGGGTAAATCTCCAGATGTTTGGTGATGAATTAACTAAAGACTTAAAGAATCTTAAGATTGCTCATTGTAATCAAGACTCTGCTAGATGTTTATTTGCGGAGATGAAAGATGTTATTAATGATAGTAAGTATAGTAATCTTGAAAGAGCAGTTGCTTTTTATGTTGTAAATAAGTGTAGTTTTTCAGGTCTTACTGAGAGTTCTTCATTCTCAGCACAAGCAAGTGATTCTAACTTCTCTATGAGAGGTATTGAGAAACTACCAGAGTATTCTGAGATTATCTCACATTGGCATATTAATTCATATTCTTATGAGTATTGTTTCCGAACAGATATTCATGATGGTCTTTTTATGTACTTAGATCCTCCATATGATATAAAGGATAACCTTTATGGAAAGAAGGGAGCAATGCATAAAAGTTTTGATCACGACAAATTTGCTGCTGATTGCGATGCTCATAACGATACAAAAATGCTAATTAGTTATAATTCTGATCAGTTGGTTAAAGATAGATTTAAAAACTGGAAGGCAAGTGAGTTTAAATTAACTTACACAATGCGTTCAGTTGGAGAATATATGAGAGATCAACAGGAAAGAAAAGAGTTACTATTGTTCAATTACGAATTACCAGAGGTATCTACTAATGGATGAGGAACATTACCATATAAATGATCTGTATGAAGATATGGATCGCCTTAACGCCTTATATGAAGAACTAATGTGGCCTAATGATGCTCCACTTGACTTCTCTGCTGATTATGAAAATAATCGAATTATAATTTCTATGAAGAACTTGGGATGAGTCTTAATGATTATATTGGACCTAAAACTCCAAAGAAAGATTGGACTGATGAGCATTGGTTACAACACGCTCATGTAATGGTACATTCTCCTTGGATAACAGAGGAAGATAGAGAGTATTGGAGAGATAAAATTAAAGAACTTACAAAATGAAAACCCCAGAAGATTATTTTTTTATTGGTCTAATACTACTTGAAGAGTTTGTTAGAAGAATATTGATTTCTCCAATTAAACTCCTTGTAATGTATGATCAATGGAGTCATAATAGATTAGTAGCAAAGGCTGCTAAAGAAGCAGAAGAAAACCCTCCTACATTACCATGACTGAATTGAAAGATTGGTTGAACTCAATTAACCAAACAAAAAAGAATTTGATTGATGAGGATCCTTCATTAGAAAAGGAGTATAATCCTTATATTGTTAATCGCATTTATTCAGGACATCTTGACTCTGTGATGTTTGCTAATGAGATGAATAAGTATTCATTTCTTGATAAGAAGATTCAATATGATTTTTATCTAAATAGTTTACGATCTAAGAAGAGGTTCTCTCCTTGGCTCAGAAAAGATAAGATTAAAGATCTTGATTATGTAAAACGTTACTATGGTTATAGTAATGAGAAAGCACAACAAGCATTGAAAATCCTAACTAAACAACAACTTAATTTTATAAGATCGAAATTTGAAACTGGAGGAAAGCAATGAGTGTGGTTAAGGAACCTGAAGTGAATTGGTCGCAAGATCAAATGGTAGAAGTGACTCTGAATGAGCCAGATGACTTCCTAAAGGTAAGAGAAACCCTTACAAGAATTGGTGTAGCATCAAGAAAAGAGAAGAAGATATATCAATCATGTCATATACTTCATAAGCAGGGGAGGTATTTCCTTGTCCATTTTAAA